ACCGACACCGGCAGCGACGACGGCACCGACCGGCTCCTCCGGGACCGTGGCGTTGACGTTCGTCACGGATCTCCTGTGCCGTGGCGTTGGGATGACGCCCACAACCTCTCGCTGATGCACCTCCCGGCCGACGTGGACGTCTGCGTCCGCCTGGACCTCGACGAGACGCTGGCTCCCGGATGGCGCCAGGCGATCGAGGCGGCATGGACCGGCGACGCGAATAATCTGATCTACCGCTACGTCTACTCTTTCAACGCCGCCGGCCAGCCGCAGACGGTGTTCCACCTCGACCGGGTTCACAGCCGAAACGCCTTCCGCTGGCAGATGGCGACGCACGAGGGGCTTTGTTGTTGGCTCGGGGAGAAGCGGCAGAAGTTCGCGCCGGGGCTCGAGATCCACCACCACCGCGACCCGGGGAAGACCCACAAAACTGACTTGACGCTCCTCCATGTCGCGGTGGCAGAGGCCCCGCACGATGCCCGGGCGCGGTGGTATCTCGCACGGGAACTGGACTACGCCGGCCACCCGGCTGCGGCGGCGGAGTTCGCGGATTACCTCGCAATGCCGGGCGGAACGCCAACGGAACGCTCCTACGCTCTCCGCGTGATGGCTCGGATCACGCAGCAGGAGGAGTACCTTCACCGTGCCGCCGCCGAGGCGAGGAACGAGCCGGACGCTTGGGAGCGGCTGGCACTGGCCAGGCATCACGTCGGCGATCACGAGCACTGCCTGACGTTTGCGCTGGCGGCGATCGAAGCAAAGGTTTCGACGCACGCCACCGACTGCCATGCCAAGGCAAGGGCTCACGAACTGGCGTCGATCGCTCTATGGCAGCTTGGCCGGAAGCCAGAGGCACTCCCGCACGCACGGGCAGCGGTGGCAGGATTCCCAGGAGACGAACGTTTGGCCGCCAACCTCGCCGACATGGAGGCCGCCTGTGCCGACGCTGCGTGAGATCGCCGACGCCCTCGCCGATTCGCTCGATGCCGTGGTGTGGGAATACGACGGCACGGTGACGGTTGACCGGAAGACGTGGCCGGCCTATCAGATTGAAGATCTCGCCACGGCTCGCGTCTCGGTCACGATGACCGGCATCGAGGCCATCCGGATCGCACGCACCGCACACCAGCACGACAAGCAACTTGCGGTCTGGATCGCCAGGGCGGTCGACACCGATGCCGAAGCGGATGCCATGTCGGACTTCGCCGAGGAGATCGCGGAGGCGATTGAGGATCACGACTGGGAGACGGATGCTCCGCTCGTCGACTGGCCGGCAGGGGTGACGAGTCCGCAGGGCGTCACGATCGCGATCAACCCCGACGACGGGCTCCAGGATCGGAACGTGTGGCGGGCCGTGGTGACAGTGGCCTATCGGATCCCGAGGGCACATTGATGGCCACACCGATCACGCCGAGGGGTCTGTTCCGGGCGAAGATCCAGCGGCAGATTTTTGATCTCCAGAAGCTGTCGAAGACGCTCGGCGAAACGAACGGAAAGACGCTGTCCCTCGTCGGACGCGACATCCAAGAGGCCGCGAAGAGGGGCATCGGCCAGAGCGCCCCCGCTCGGACAAAGACCGGCGCGAAGGCTGTGGGCGCCGATCGCCTCATCGAGTTTGACGGCGGATTCTACCGGGACCGGACGGTGAAGGGCGGCCGGCCGCGGCCTGCCGGGAAGCCGATCAAGTCGTGGTCCCCGCTGCGGTTCAGCTACCGCGACGTCGTCTACTTCCTCGACGCCGTTCGGGGCACCGTCGTTATCGGACCCTACAAGGCTCCCTGGCTGCACCAACTCCACGAGTTCGGAGGGACGCTGGTGCAGACCGCCTACCGGGTCGGTGCCGGAACCGCTCGCCGGGCGGCACTCATCCGGCGGAAGACCGGCAAGGCCCCCGTCGACGATCAGGGGCGCATGGAGACGGGCTCCATCATCTGGTCGCACCGAGGATTCCGCGGCAGCGGTCGGACTTTCGAGAAGACCGGCATGACGCGGCAGGCCAGGTTCCCGCCCCGGCCGTTTATGCAGGGCGCTGCCGGCGTGCAGCGTGCGATGGCGAAGGCCAACCTGTGGTTCCGCGACACCTTCTATCCACGACGCGCCGCGTAGCCACACCCCCTTCGATGCCTCCCCGGCTCCGCCTACGGTGGTGAAACCGCTCACCGCAGGAGGTCACGCATGGCCGGCGAAACGATCACCCTTGCCAAGGACACGACCTTCACGGGCATTTCCAACGTCCGCGAAGCGACGATAACCACGACCTACACCGAGATCGACAAGACTAAGAAGGGCGACGCGAAACGCACTGTCCTCAAGGGGTGGGCGACGCAGACGCTCGAGGTGACGTGTGTCGATTCCCCGGGGTGCTCGGCCGGCAGCGCGATCTCGGTGAGCACGAACAACGCGAACGGGCACAACCTGTCTGCGATCGAGTTTCTCGTCACCTCGGTGAGTCAGAGCGAGCCGCTCGACGACATCATCACCTACACCGTCTCCGCCACCCGCGGCATCCAAACCGCTTGACCAGGAGGAACAATGGCTGTCACCCTCGGCCGTGCCGGCGGTGTTCCCACGGGGCTGTCGTCCTGCACCGGAATACTCGACGTAACCTTCACCCGCGAGGTCGAGACTGTCGACGTGACGCATCGCGGCGTGTCCACCTCCCCGGCCTATCGGCAGGCGACTGGCGGTTTCGTTATCGAGACGATGGAGGTGGAGTGCCTCGACGCATCGGCTGCCATGACTGCTCTTCACCAGGCCGGCAGTGGATACACCGTCGTCGGCGTGGTCGAGAATCAACCGCTCGACGGTCCGGTCACGTTCACCGTCTCCGCCCGGCCCACCTGACCACGGGAGGGCACCGTGGCGATCTCCTTGGGCCGCAATTGTTCCTTGTCGTTCAACGGGACACCGGTTGCCGGCGTCCGTGACGTGACGATCTACGAAACGGCGACGACGATCACGATCCGCCCATTCGGCTCTCGCGCGTCGTTCCAGTACCAGACGGGCTACGGGATCACCGCCACCGTCGAGACAATCGACGACGCAGCGGCGTCTGTGGCGATCGCGGCCCTGGAATCGGGGTCGTCTCTCGCGGTCGTCGCCACTGGTGCATCGTTCCAAGCGATCGTCACTCGCGTCGGTGACGCCCAACCGCTGGACGACTTGCGAGCGTTCTTGATTGAACTGGCCATGACGCAGGCCGCCTGGAGGTGATCGTGAAGGAGTTCAAGGACAGTGAGGGCCGGCCGTGGCGGCTGGCGTTGACTTGTGCGTCGGCGGCCCGGGTGCGGGACACGGTGCGGGCGTTCTACTTCAAAACGGACGCGGAAGGCCGGCCGACGAGTGACCCGCCCGAGGAGCGGCCGTTCGACATCGTGAGCATCGCCGCGGTGACGCAGACGCTCCAGATCATCCGTACCAGCTACATCGTCTTGGCGGAAGCGCTGTACGCCATACTTCTTCCGCAGTGCGAAGAAAAGCAGATCACGCGAGAGCAGTTTCTTGAAGGGTTGTCGGGAGATTCGCTCGACGCCGGCCGCGTCGCCTTGGAGGAGGAGTTGGTGGCTTTTTTCCCCGGCCGACTCCGCGGCGTCGTGTCATCTTTAGCGCGGAAGATGGACGAGCTGGTGTCGGCCAAGGCCCGCACGACGGAGGAAGTGATCGCGCAGGAGATCGTGATACCTGGTCCGTCATCTACGAGTGCGCCGGCATCATCGGAATCCATCCCGGAGAATGGACCCTCCGCGAACTCCTCGATGCCAGCCGCGGCCGCCTAGAGTCCGACTGGTGGCACACCGCCATGCAATTGACGCAGTTCGCCAACGCCCATCGCGAGAAAGGGAAGCCGGCTCACGACGTCTACCGGTTCCACCCTTACGCCACCAAACCGAAGCCGGTCGCCCGGCCGGCGACGGCGGCAGACCTTGAGGCCCTCTTCGGAAAGCCGCCGTCATGAGTGCTGGAGCCGTTCGTCAGGGCCGTGTGTTCGTCGAGATCGGGGCCGACCCGAAGACGTTTCTCGCCGCAGTCGGGAAGGTCAACCGGCAGATCAGCGACCTCGGCCAGTCGGCGACCGACCTCGGGGTGAAGCTGGGAATCGCGGGAACGGCGATCACGGCCCCGATCGCCGCGGCGGCGGCAGCGTTCGCCAACCTCGGCGATTTCGTCCAGGACGTTGGCCGGCAGTCGGGCATCAACGCCGGCAACATCGAAGGTCTCACAGCCGCCGCGGCCCGGCTGGGCATGGTGGTCGACCGCCAGGCGGCACGGTCGGCACTGGCCCTCTCCAAGGCGATGGGCGAACTGTCGCTGGCGACGCGGGCCGTGGCCCTCAACGTCGGCTCGGTGATGGCTCCCGCCATGACCGGCATCGCCAAAATCATGACGGACTCGGCGGTATCCCTCTCTCGGTTCATCGCCGCCAACCCGCAGTTGATCAAAATGCTTGCGGCGGTCGGAGCCTCGAGCGTGGCCGCAGGTGCGGCGTTCGGTGCCCTCGGCATGGCACTGCGGTTCGTCGGCGGCGGGCTGTCGAGCGTGCTGTCACCGATTGCGTCGATGATTAAGCAGACGGCTATCCTGGCGGTCAACCTCGTCAGGCTCGGTGTCGGGTTCGCGGCCGCCAACTTCGGCGCCCTGACCATGCTCGCCGGCGTGGGCGCGGTCATCGCCGTGCTGGCGACGTTCACCAACCTGTTGGCCGGTGTCGGGCAGACCCTCGCCGGATCGTTCGCCAGTGCCATGCAGAGCGGTCAGGAGATGTTCGCCGGGTTGGCGGTGACGGCGTCGGCGACCGTGCAGGGCATGTTCGACGCGCTGGCAAACGGCGACCTTGGCGGCGCCGTGGATATTCTCTGGTTGGGTGCGCAAGCGGCGTGGGCGCGAGGGAAGTCGACGTTCATGTCGGCGGTCGACGGCTTTGTCGGCTGGTTCCAGGACGCCTTCGACGTTATGGGGTTTTCTATCGCGCAAACGTGGGAGAAGGTCTACGCGGGCGTGCAGCAGGTGTTCAACCTCATGAGCGCCTACATGAAGGGCGCCTGGGACAACATCGTGAATACCTTCATGCCGGGCATCGACGAGATCGTCGGCAGCATCCAGAAGCTCATGGTCCGCATCCAGGATTTCTGGAGCGGGGCGACGGACACCGAGGCAAAGTTGAAGGCGATCGACGACAAGAACAGGGAACGCGCCGACGATCGGGCAAAAAACAATCCTGGCAAAGAGGCGAGGCTCGAGGAGGCCCGGACGCAGAACGCCGCGATCGCCGCCGCCGCACAAAACGCGGCCGACTCCATGCAGGCCGCCCTCGACCAGCGAATCGCCGAGCGCGGCGATCGCACGGCGAGCCGGCAGGCGGCCCGGGGCCAGGAGATCGCCGACATCGAGGCCCGGCTTGCAGATGCGACCAGGGCGGTGGCTGATCGTGCCGCCGGCGGCGGTGAACCGGGGCAGCAGCGGGGCGGATTCTCCCAGGCCCTCTCCGGCCCCGCCCAGACCATCGGCACGTTCTCCGCGGTGGCCGCCGGCGGGTTCGGGTTCGGGGCGAAGGGCATCGCCGAGCAGCAAGTCGACATTCTCAAGCAGATCGCGGCCAACACGAAGGAAAGGGCGCTGGTGAATCCATGACTCTTCAGTGGGTTCCCGACACCGAGTCGCGTAACGCCTCGATCGCCCGCCTCGGGACTCGAGGAACGCTGGCGAAGGATGTCCCATACATCGTCCTCGGGGCCACCACAGAGGACGAGATCCACCTCGGCGCGAACAGCTACATCTCATCAACGGTGCCGTTCTGGACCTACCCAAACCAGCCGACCGTCCGCCTCCCGGCGATGTCGTACGACGTCGAATACCTCGGCGATCAGGCGTGGCGGGTGACGGTCCACTACGAACGGCAGGGGGCCGACAGCGACAACCAGACGCAGCCGCTACGGCGGTCGCGGGCCTTCGACACGACAGGCCAGACAGAGCACCTGACGCGGGCACTCGATCAACTGGCCTCGGGTCCATCTGACGCCCAGAAGAAGTTTGACGTATTCGGCCCAACAACGATCACTGACAACGACGAACTTTACGCCATCAACTTTGACGGCGAGCAGGTGCATGGCGTCGATGTTGTGGCCCCGGCCCTGAACTGGACCGAGCAGTACGACGTCCCCGGTGCATACGTCACATGGGATTACGTCAAGAAAGTGTCGGCGCTGACAGGAACAATCAACGTCGCACCATTCCGTTCCTTCGACGCCGGCGAGGTGCTGTTCCTCGGGGCCGCTGGGAGCCAAGACTGGGATTCAGAGAACGGCGACGGGCCGATCCGCCTCCAGTTCAAGTTCCAGGCGAGGCCCAACGCCGGCAGTGGGAAGACGCTCCCGCCAATCACTGTTGGCAACGTGACTGGCGTTGAAAAACGTGGGCACGATTTCTTGTGGGTGCGATACTACAAGAAGATTTTCAACGGCCAGCTTTTCCCGCGTGCAGAAAGCGTCTACGTCTCTCGCGTCTACCGTGACGGCGACCTCTCCCTGTTGGGGATCGGCACCACATGAGCAGCCGCCCTGACGGACGCATCGAGCAGGGGATGGCACTCTCCCAGGCGATTTCCGCCCGGGCGTGGAACCGTGCCCAGGATGCTGCCGACCTGGTCCTCGGCGGTGCCGCCGGCCTCCAGCCCGGCCCGGCCGTGGGGCCGACGATCCGCCCCTATACGCCCATTCTCGTCTGCAACCGCACCACCGGCACGGTGGACCGCTGGGGGTGTCTGTCGATCGACGGGCTCGAGGTGCTCCCCTCGGGACCGACTGGTGCGGCCACCTACACGTTTGAGGACACGCCGATCGTCAAGGGCGGGCTCCCGACGGCGGGTTCGCCGTTCGTCGTGCCGGTGGAGCCGATCGCACCAAGCGGCATCGGGTGGGCGGCTGTGGCGGGGGTGGTGCAGTGCAAGCTCGACATCGGGTCCGCATCGCACGAGTTCGCCATCG